TCGTCGGCATCTTCAGATGTGTATAAGAGACAGGCTGGGAGGACTCGCCGAAGGTAGGCAGTTTCAAGCCTGTCATCTTCGACACCCACCGAATCGCTTCGTCCGCAGCCCCCTTTATCGCATCCTTCCATCCCAGCATATCGGCTATAAGCGTGGCGATATCGAATATCACCCAAGCCACGAAGAACCGAGAAACTACGGAGGATAGTACCTCCATAGCTCTACCCGCTAAAGATACGGTAGCGCTGACGGCGGAAATCCCTCTCGATAGCACAGACGCGGCTACACCAAGAGCCCCTATCGTCCTGTACGCTACGGTCAGGTCTACCGCCATTCGGGTAACCGATATAGTGAGCGTCTGGACTGCTCGGTTAAGCACGCCCATCTCTCTGGTAGTGCTGAGTATCGGCCCGCTAGGCATGCTGCCTATGAATGCGCTGTACCAAGAGCGCTTGAACGCGGCTGTGGTCGTGATAACCGTGTTCATCTCACGAGAGATTTGGTCTCTATCGACGCGTAGCTGCTCGATTTCCCCTCGCAAGAAACCTTCACTGGCTCGTGTGGTCCTGCCATAGGCACGCAAGCGCTCTACGGACTTGGCGTAGCTAGCGGTCAGGCCCTGCATAGCCTGCTCCATAGCCGCACGTTCCCTGGCGATAGCCTGGGTGAAGTAGCTATTTGCTCCCCCAGCCTGCCGCCCTATGCTAGCCATCTGCGCCTGGGCTTTACGTGCCGCATCTGCGCTGCCGGAAGTTATTGCAGCCTCTAGAGCGATCTGTGCCTGAGTACGCGCGCTAGCTAGTGCGATAGATTTTTGGGTGTATCGCTCCTCCAAAGAGGAAATACGCTGGAGCATACCTGCTCGCGCAGTCATCAAAGCCGTCCGTTGCTTCTCGACGTTTGCCTCCAGCGCAGCGTAGCTAGTTGTAGATGCAGCGCGTTGCTGCTGAAGAGCTATCTGCCTGTCCAGAATAGCCTTCTCCACAGTACCTAGCCGTGCAGCATTAGCGGCCCTTTGGTTCTCTATGGCGACTTCTTGCTCAGCAACATCTCGCCTACGGGAAATGTAGGTATTGAGGGCCTGTATAGCCCCGTCCATAGGCCGGGAGGCGGGAGTAGCGGTGGTAGCTTGTAGGGACGTTCTGAGAGAGTTACTGGCTATTTTTACTGCGGCAAAAATCATCGGTATCGTCTTCATGATACCTATGATTGCCAACAGCCCTGCGATGTCGAACAGAGTGCCCCAATCTACCTGACTACCAGAGCCCGACGAAGACAAAGAGGCGAAGGTGCTTACTACCACATCGCCTAGAGCCACCAGATTACCGATGAAGCCGGCGAACCCGTCCACGAATTGCTGGCTAGATACAGTGTCGCCGACCGACTTGAGGATGTCGTTTATCGCCCGTAGGGCTTGGTCTCCACCCGCAATAAACGCAGAGTTGACCTTGTTCTTGAAAATGTCGTACTGCGCTATGGTCCCGGACAAGACGTTTTGCTGTTCGCGGATAGCGGAGGTGCCCTCCAACCACTCCCTATTTGCCTCTCGTAGCAGAATAGCCATACGCGAGCTATCACCCAGACGCAATTGGTTCTGCATCTTGGTGACAAGCTCAAATATGCGCCCGCCGCCGGTAAGTTCTACCTTGGCCTTGGACGCTACTTCGCTTGGCAGAGAATTGAGTCGGGTAAGAAACGAGGTGAGAGCAGATATACCGTCGTTGTTTATACGGTCTATCCACTCGCCCGTACTCACGCCCATGAACGCTGCAAAATCTGCCGCGGAGGACTTCATGTCCGCGAATATTTTGGTGATCGACGTACCGGCAGTTTCGGCTGTCACGCCTAGGTCAATGGCGAGAGCCGATAAGGCTGCGGACTGCGCGAATGTTACAGACCCACCCAAGTCGCCTATACGTCGCTGGACATCCAAAATCTCTTCTGCTGTGGCAGTAGATATATTGGATAGCTCATTGATAACCGCGACAGCATTCCGGAACTGACCTAGCGGCAGGTTAAAGATGTTTACCAGTTTGCCGAGCGCGGGAGCGGCTTGATCAGCAGAAACATCTAGAGCGGTAACCGCGCGGGATAGTTCCTCGGTAAACGCCAGCAACGCCGCGGGCCCTTGCTCCCCGACACCCATCTGCCCGCCCAGAGCCGCAATACGGGCAAGCTCGTTGACCGCCACGTCTGTGGTTTTGGATAGCTCTATAAGCCCGGTCTTCAGGGTACCGAGTGCTTCTGCGGTGAAGTCTGTAGTTTTCTTTACTTCCAGCAATTGCTGTTGGAAGGTGGCGGCGGACGCTACAGGAAAACCTACGACAGAAAGAACTGTGAGGGCGGAACTAACCGCCCCCACAAAACGAATCACTCCGGATTCGATAGACTTCAAGACGGGGGATAGGTTGTCTACCCCGTCTATGGTTACGCCTAGTCGTTCATTCGTCATCTCTATATCCCGCGAGTCGTAAAAGATCCGACAGGTGGGAATTTAGAGGGCTGTCTGAAGACTTACTATCGGAGAACAGCCCGCCTACACCCGTCATGGTATCGACAATATACGCTAGCCGTCGTTCAGCGTCTAGGCGTAAGGCCGCAATCGTAAGTATGCGAATCTGGTCTAAGTCGTAGTCAAGTACATCTTTCAGGGAGTGCCCGTAAGACACAAGTAACGCTATGTCGTCGTCTAGTGTGTGCTTACGGGTTTTCTGCTTACGCCCCTTTACTCGCTTGCTGTCTGCGGGAGGAACGCCGGCCCCAGGCGTTCGGAGAAAAAACGCTTGTTGACCTCGATAATCTTCAGGATCAGCAAGAGGTAATCGTCCCCGTCCAAATCCATAACTTCTTCGACGCTAAGCGAGCAATGGTTGGCGACATGCTCAGGTAGGTCACGGGCGAATTTTGCAATCAATTGCAAAAGTTGCCCTACATTGTCGCGGTCCAGGAATTCAAACCCTAGCGTGGCACCGGGGACCTCTGCCAGACCCGTAATGATCCGAGCAATTAGCTCGGCAGTGGCGGGGATATGCCGCGCCTTCGTTTTGTATATGACGCACTCGGTACCGTCGCTCAGTACAAAGACGGTAGGTGCCGGGTTAAGTTGCTCGCTCATATCTATACCTTACCTGTAAGAAAGAAAAGGCCCCCGAAGGGGCCTCCAAAACGCTGCCGATTAGGCCGCGATGTTGCGCTGCACGAAGAAGCGAGACTTACCGACACCGGTAATGAACGGATCGGCAAGGAGCGAACCGGTCACATCGACTTGTGCTAGCTCTTCGTTGATCAGGCCGTAACCGGTCAGGGGGTCAAACTGGCAACGGTAGAGATCCACGATAACGCGAGAATCATCAACCGTATTGAGACCTTCGAAGCGCAGATAGCGTTCGTTGGCGCTGGATTGGGTGAAAGCGTCCAGGCGGTCGTACCCGCCATACGTGTAAGCGACGGTCACCTCGTCACCCTGAGCCACGTTGGTGGTTGCCGTCTCCGGCCAAATAATCACGCCATTCTCCGCATCCAGCGTATAGTCGGTACCTGCGACCAGCGGGGTAGCGCCTTCGGTGATGGTAACCGCGGAAACCTTGGGGTGCGCCAAGGGAGTACGGAGACCCAAATAGACCTTGAGAGTTTCCGCTGCGACCGTACCGCCAGCCACCGGGGCGGAGGAGCCCATCAGGCCGAGAGCAAGGTTTTCCAGGGTGATGGATTCCATCTTGAAGGTGAACTTGCCCTTCCGCTCCTTGTTGATGATCAGGTCCAGGCCGCGAGCGCCAGTCTCCGATTCCTTGTGTTCGAAGTTGGTGACTTCGATGTCGAGGGTGAGTTCCGGAACGTTGCCGATACGGGAGAAACCCATCGGCTTGCCGGTCAGCGGATCACGGTTCGCAGCCATCAGGCTACCTTGACCGGAGTAGTAGTAATTCTTCAGGGACATTTGTCGCTCCTTACTTGTTGGTGCTGCCTACGTTAATCACAGAGGTACGCCATGCTTGACTGTAGAAAATCATGCCATCGGATGATACGTCGTCTTCGGGCTTTTCGCCAGCCCAAATCCATGGGCGATTGTTGGCACTCTGATACCCATCGATTGCGAAGCGCATTTCATCGAGTAGATCAAACGCGCCTGGTTTGGTGTCTTCCTGCCCAGCAAAGTTGTATTGCAACGCAAGTATGATACTGAACTGGAAGGTCACCAAGGTAGAACTGCCTGAAGTCCTCGCTACAGGAGTTGCCTGATTACCCGCTGCCGGGGGAGCCCCGTCGTACGTAACACCTACCACCGGCAATTGCTGTAGGGTACTGTGCGCTTTCAAGTCATCGAGATCGAATATCGAAAACGCGCGCTCGCTAAACGCGGGCAGGGCAGATATGAGGTTAACTAGCTCCATCGACAGAGCTTCGATCCTGCGTTTTACGTCCCTAGGCATATCCTGTCTCCACCAATTTTTTCAACTTGCGCGAGGCTAGAGAACGGTAGGCACGGATGTCTAGCTCGTTCAACCCCATGAAGGGTCTAGCAGGTATCCTATCCGTACCGTAGTTCTGTACCCGCGCATACCATGCTACCTCGGGGTCAGTGACGCCGACGCGGAAGCCTAGACCCGTGTTGCTCGTGAGAAGCCCCGCGTTTCTACCGCGAATAACCCCAATGCTATCCCGCAAGGCACCGAACCGATATAGCGCCTGTTGAGGCTTCGGGGCACCTATACGTTTCTTGATCTCTACAGTACGAGGCTTCAGTGGCTCCCATGCGCTGTTGTCTGGCCCCCGCTGCGCATCGAACCGGGCGCGTATACGCCGAACTAATAGCTGTTTAGCCTCGTCACTCTCGACAACGTCGGGGAGGCCAAGGCGTATCCGCTTAAGCTCTGTCTCTTATANACATCTGACGCTGCAGACGCACTACTCTGTGTAGAT